GGCATTATTTGCAATGTTCTCATTTTGACTGTTTCAGCATACTTGTTGGGGGGGAAGATTCAATCGAACTTTCCCAGAAAGTTTGACGAGGATTTATATCTGTGGATATACGTCTTAGTGGGGATAATAGTGATGAGATTATTAGTTTGTTTTTTTTAGGGGAATAAGAAAATGATGGGAAAAGTACCTTCCAGTTATTTGGAGCAATTGATTAGCGCATTGCAATCGAGAGAGAGAACACGAGATGTGACGGTAAAGAACCTTCAACGGGACAGTGATGAAATGGAACAAATTGTCGCTGATTTCTATCAAATGCTATCAGAGCTAAAAATTCAAGTGACCTCATTGGAAGATGTAATTTATGAGAAGAAAAGCAAAGGTGGACTCGAATCAGAGAAGCATTGTCACTGAGTTAAGAGAACGAGGATTTAGTGTGGCTGTGACTTCACAGCTGGGAAATGGGTTTCCTGACATTGTTGTGGGAAAGAGAGGGGCTAATCTGCTCGTTGAGTTGAAAGATGGGGATAAACCACCATCTGCACAAAAACTCACGGCAGATGAGCTTAAATTCGCTGTGACATGGCGTGGCAGTGTGATTGTTGCAAGGGATGTTGATGAGGTGCTGAAGTGGTTTGGATAACAGTAGGTTACTGATTTAACCTGAAGTTAGTTCTGTGATAGAATAGCTCAGTTTTTTAGCAAGGATGAGGAAAAGTTATGAGCACAAGACCGATTGGTCGTCCAACTGATTACCGGCCAGAATATTGTCAGAAGGTCATTGAGATTGGTGAACAGGGAAAATCTGTGTACCACATGGCCGATGCCTGTGGGGTTTGTCATAAGACATTGTATCTTTGGGCAGACGCTAATCCTGAATTTCTACAAGCATTTACACGCGCAAAGCAGAAATCGAAGATGTGGCTGCTCGATAGCGTGGTAGTTAACTTGGAAAACAAGTTTTATCAAGCTAAGAGTGTTGAATTTTTAGCTAAGTTTATTCACGACTTTCGTGAGAAAGATTATTTTGTATCATTGCCGGAGTTGAAAGATGGTAAAACGTTCGCTGAGAAAGCCAAGGCCGTTGTTGAAGCAGTTGCAAACGGTAAAATTACGCCGGTTGAGGGCGAGAAGATTGCGAATATTATCTCAATGGGGGCGAAAGTCGAAGAAGTGACTGAGCTTAAGGCTGAGTTACAGAAGATTAAGGATTTGCAGAATGGCTGACCTTCTTCCTGTTAATGAGCAATGCATGATGACGCCCATGACTTATCAAAAAGGAAGGGATAATGATTAGCTTTTACGCGATTTGGTGCATTATTGGTTTTTTGTGTTACGCAGCTGGTTCTATTGTTTCGTCGATGGCATCAAACAATCTCAGTACATCGCTTATTATTGGTGTAATGATATTTGTTTCTATTTTTATCGTTTTAGTTTGGATAGATAAGAAGCGTTAATAGTTGCCTCGTAACTCAGTGGTAGAGTAGTTGACTGTTAATCAAGGGGTCGCTGGTTCGAGTCCAGCCGAGGCAGCCACGATAAAAAGGATTTTAAATGACAGTTGATACATCCTGTATATCAAAGCCTGTAAAATTACGAAATAAGTTCTCTGTTATTTTAGAGGGAATATCACCCCCAACGATGAGCAACCCGGCTTCTTTATGTAGCGTTTTAAAGTATGATCATTTGATGCAGCGTTGGAAAACGATTGATGTTGATAAACGTGATCTGTCTCGTATACCTGGTCTAGATTACATGGATGTTAGGAACTAAATGAGCAATCTCCTAGATCAAGCAAGAAAGATTCGTAAAGACTTAGAAGCTAACGCTACTCAGCAGGCTGTCTTACATATACGCCGTGCTGGTTCCAAAGTTTCTTTGTTACTCAATAACGGAAAAGAGTTAACCTACATTCCCGAGAACACTGCCCATAAGTTTCACGTGGATAAATCAGAGAATAAACATGTGATGGGGCCGTATAGCTCGGGTAAATCACTCATGTGCTTATTTGATCTACTGATGGATGCCATGGATATGCCCGAATGTATGGATGGTATACGACGATCCAGAACATGCATTATGCGTACAACGTATAACGAACTACAGACAACGACGATTAAGAGTTTTCTCGATTGGTTTGGTAACTTTGGATACCCACCACCAGATCGATCCAAAACATTTATTAAGATGCCTTATCCGACGTATCACGTACGCTTTAATGATGGTCATGGCATTGTTGACTGGGAAGTGATGTTTTTGGCATTTGATCGTGAAGAGCATGTGAAAAAGCTTGGTTCATTAGAGGTGACGAATGTCTATTGTAATGAGCTTCGTGATTTTGCGTTTGCGATTTATCAAGCGGCCACTGGACGAATGGGTCGTTATCCGAAAACGATTGATCTAGGCGATGGTGTGCCTTATTACAAATCACTCAAATCAGATACTAATCCACCAGATCAAGATCACTGGCTCTATAAGCTCTTTGAAGTGGAAAAACCACCAGGTTATACGATGTTCCATCAGCCACCGGCTGTGTTACCTGATGATGACAGTGAGATTGGATGGAAGATCAATCCCAATGCCGATAACTTAAAGCATAATACAGCGGGCTATTACTTAACGCTGGTAACGGGTAAGACGCGTGAGTTCATTCGAGTGTTTGCTGAAGGTAAGTATGGTTCAGCAGCTGATGGTAAGAAAGTCTTCGAAGAATACAATGATGACATTCATGCTTATGAGAATGTTGAGTGGCTTGATGGACAACCATTGTATCTCGGTTGGGATTTTGGTTTAACGCCGTGTTTATTGATCTCGCAGTTTTATAACGGTCAGCTAAGAGTGCTCAAAGAGTTTGTCACCGAATCGATGGGCATTGAGAACCTCATAGAAGATCGTGTTAGGCCGTATTGGTCACAGCATAACTTAGATCGATTTTCCATCGGATCGAGTGATGCAGATCCTGCAGGTGCGGCGAGAAGCGCTAAGAATGTCAGAGAGCCCAACTTAATTGAAATCATCAGTGATAAGTTCAAAAGAACTCAACCTGCATTAACCAATGACACTGAAACACGTCTTGAAGCAGTTCGTCACTACTTAAGTCGCATGAGTGGTGGTCAACCGGCATTAATTATCTCTAAATCCGGTTGTCCTGTTCTTCGGAAAGGGTTTAACGGCCATTATGTGTTAAGAAAACGTCGAATGGCTGGAAAAGGTGAGGATATGTACGATAAAAAACCAGACAAATCTCATCCGATTAGTGAACCGCAAGATTGTTTGCAATATATTGCGCTTCGCTTGTCTAAAACATTACCAGTTGATACTAAAGCAGAACAACGCAAAGTAGCAACGATCTTAAATAAGGGTCGAGTGCTACTGTAAGTATCAGGGATGATGAAACGTGGCCCGACAATCGCAAGCTCAAAAGCTTGAGCAACTCAAAAAAGATATTGAAGCATTCTACAGTGCGAATAAATCGAATCTCACTGAGTTTCAACGTGCTCAAAACTTTGTAATGACCAAAGACGGTCAATGGAGTGAGCGTGAGTCTGCCTATTATGATAAGCACCGAAAGCCCAAACTCACTGCTAATCGCTTGTATTCCCTGATCAAACAGATTTTGAGCGCTCAGAGGGCGACGACCCGAAATATTGAGATAAGGTCCATAGAGGGTGCTCAATCCTCTCCAGAGCAAGATGATGTGATTCAAAAGCGTATTGAGCTTTTAGAAAACATTGTTCGAACCATTGCTTATAATTCCGATTCCAATGTGGTCTATGAGACTGCCTTTAGAAATGCCTGCTTTGGTTTTGGTGGATGGCGTATTGGGGTGGAATACGAAACGCCTGAAAGCTTTAATCAAGTGATCCGTTTAAAACGTTTTAGGGATCCAGGCATGCTTTATTGGGATCCATGTGCCACTGATCCACTCAAAGTCGAAGGACGTTATTGTGGCTATAAAGTTGCCATGTCAAAAGACAAGTTTGAGAATCAGTATAATGCCTATCTCGACATGAAGGATCTGATTAGTGATAACACCCATGGCTTTACATGGGGTTATCAAGGATCTGTTGATCAGGTGACGGTTTGTCATCACTATGAGAAGCAATACTTTAACAAAACGATTTGTCTGTTAAGCAATGGCCAACAAGATCGTACATGTGATCAAGATGAGGTCGATGATGTCTTAAAGCAATTAAATGACGAGGCGCTTGAACAAGCTGAAATGACAGGCACTCTTGTTAGTAGGTGGGCAGAAGTTAAAACCCGAAAAGTCAAAACGTATAAGATTGTGGAGTATGTGATCTGTGGTAAAAAAATACTCCAGAAGAAAGATTGGCTGGGTAAGTTATTACCGATTGTCTATGTCGAAGGCGACTCCTTTATTGACGATCATGGTAAACAACATGTTGTTCCGCTGACATACTTTGGTGAAGAACCTCAGAAACTTCTTAATATTGGATTGTCTAACTTAGCTGATTCCTTAACGCGCTATCGTTCAGAACGATTTAAAGCAACTCGAGAAAGTATCCCAGAAGATTTTGTTGAAACTTGGTCTAATCCATCCGAACACGAAGGTTTATTCATTTTCAATTCAACACCTGAGATGCCCGCAGGCCCTGAGTTGATTGGCTCATCAGAAATACCCGGCGGTATATTTGAGAGCGTGCAGGGGGCTTCCGCTCTCATTAACGAAGTGGTAGGTCGGAACCAAACAACATTAGGACAGCAAGGGAATGAAATCTCGGGTGTTGCAATTGATAACCGTGTAAGACAAGACAATGAATCACTCGGTATTCACTTTGATAATTTAGAACGTGCGATTGAATACACGGGTAAAGTTATCTTAGAGCTTGTTCCTAAAGTCTATGATAGTCGTCGTGTGATGAATGTCGAAACCAAAGATGGCAAGAATAAAAATGTGATGTTAAATGATCCTCAATATTCCTGGACTAATTTAGAAGAAGGTGAATATCAAATTACGGTTAAATCAGGACCAAGTTTTGCACTTCAACAGCAAGAAATGTCCGAAACACTCATAAAGATGGTTCAAATGGATCCTCAATTGATGACGATCTATGGCGATATCATTATGAAGAACTTAGATCTTAATGATGCACAAGCACTCGCTGATCGTATTGACTTAATTCTAGATCCACGTGTATTGCAAATGACGGGTAAAAAAGTCCCGCAATTACCACAATCGCCCAATCCACAAGCACAAATGCAGCGACAAGCCATGCAACAGCAGCAAATTGAAACGCAATTAAAGCAACAAGAGCTGCAGTTACAAGAACAAAAACAACAAGCAGATCAATACTTTCAACAAATGGAAAATGAACTAAAGTCAGCCAAACTCAACCTTGATCGAGAGGCATTGGCTGTTAAGGAAAATGAAACGGATGTCAGAGCTCGAACTGAGATTGTTAAGCAGGTTGAAAAATCGCATCGATAGGAGATAGATATGGCTAAGTTAAGTACAAAATCACGTAAAAAACTCAAATCATCAACGTTTGGTTTGCCGAAAGAGCGTAAATACCCAATGCCAGACAAGTCACATGCAAGAAATGCCAAAGCACGTGCTTCTCAGCAAGTTAAAAAGGGCAATTTAAGTGAATCTCAGAAAGAGAAAATTGATCGTAAGGCAAATAAAGTATTGGGTAAAAGCCCCAAAGGAAAAGATGTGCCAGTCAGCTACAAAGCACGTCGTAAGCTCATTGCTAAGCGAATTAAGTAGATTTAACCGCTTCTTTGATCGACGCAATGATCATGTTCTTAGACTTCTTATCTGTCAGCTTTAAATACTTGAGGATAATATGATCTTCTTGTGAGTCATTCTTACCATAGATCAGTTGATCAATAGTCACATCCAGAATGCTGGCTACCTTGCTCAAAGTATAGACAGATGGGTTGGCCAAATCAGAAGAGCTTGCCAATGTCGTGATTATTCGTCGAGTGACACGCGCCTGTTTGGCTAGTTCGGTTTTGCTAAGTCGTTTTTTGTGGAGAGCAGATTCTAAGTTTGTTGCGATATTTTTATTGAAAATTACAAAGTTCTCTTTTTCCATTAGATTTCCTTCTTAAGTAATTGATCATTAGTCCGTTATGATGCGAGCATTATACTACACATTAACTGTATTTCACCACCATTCTGGTAACTTTTTTCTCACGGATTTATGCCGGTTCAAACGTGTTAGTCACGGCGGGATTACATGCAACCGTTAAGCATGGGATACGCACCAACCTACAAGGATTATGGAGTGGATCAAGACAATTTGGTAAGTGAGAGCGCACCTGAAGTAGGAACATCTGTTGAAACACAAACAGAAGCGCCCGTTTCAGAGGCGAATAATGAGCAAGTCGCTGGTGAACAAGGTGTTGAGAAGACCTACACGCAAGCGGATGTTGATCGAGTGGTACAAGAGCGTATTGCACGCGAACGCCGAAAGGCTGAAAGACGCCAACAAGAGGTGCTGCATCAATATCAGCAACCTCAATATCAACAACCGGTACATGAACAGGCCTATCAACAACCAGTTAATCAGCAACAACCAGGCATTAACCCGAATGAATTGATGGGTGTTGTTTCACAAGCGGTGCAGCAGCAACGTCAGTTTGAACAGCGCCAGAATATGGTGACGGATTTTGTCCAAAAGGTGGATCAAGAAGCTGCGAAAGATCCAGGGTTTGCGAACTTTCGTGATGACATGAGCGATCTGTGTACTGACGCTATGTTAGAAGCTGCCATGTATCAAAAGGACCCAAGTGTTCTTTATAAGATGCATAAGAATGATCCAGAAGAATTTGCTCGTATTCGCAGTTTAGCGCCCGCACAGCAAGCACTGATGGTCGCAGAATACCGTGGTCGTTTAAGTGCTCCATCACCAAAAATTGTCTCAGATGCACCTGAGCCAGTCTCAGAGCCAAAATCATCAGGAAGTGCCTATCAACAAACGTACTCAGACAGGAGTCCGAGGGAAGAGTTGTCGATGCGTCGACGCGCCCGTCGGAAGTAATAAACGAATTAACTGATAGGTAATTTAAAATGGCTAATACAATTAATGTATCGAGTTTGATCGCAAAAGAAATGTTGGTTGAACTTGAAGATTCTACACCGGCTTGTGAGATCGGCGGAAACATTGGTAAAGAAGATTTTGAAAACCGTGCTTATGCACCGGGTACAACCATCAATATTCCAAAACAAAACTTTTTCAATGCTGGTGAAGCAATGACAGCAACTGATGCTGACTTGTTAGAGGAAACTGTTGCACTGACAGTTGGTACACCACTTAACGTCATGATCAACTATGATTCAACGGAAGAGTTGTTGGAGTTAGGTAGTCCTGACGGCCCTCAATTAGCACAGGGTTGGAAAAATCGCGTGATGATTCCTGCGGTTCGTGCACTAAAAGCAAAACTTGAAGCGCGCATTATGGCTGAAATGAAGAAAGCCTATTACATGAGCGTTGGTACTGCAGGTACTGTGATCAATGGTTACGGTCCTTTGGGTGATGCCCATGAAATGTTTACATTCATGGAAATTCCTCGTGAAGACAGCGTGGCTATCTTGAATCCAATTAACTACAACAAATTGGGTGCAGGCTTAACAACTGTGCTTAACCAACCATACACTAGCCCAATCTTGAGAGACTTAAACCTTCCAAACGTTGCTGGTTTCTCATGCATGGAGTCTAACTACGTGGGTACTCACACGGTTGGTAGTGCTCGTCTTGACACATTGACTGTTAAAACGACTGTTGTTAGCGGTGCAAACCAAATCGTTCTAACCGGCGCGACAGCTTCTCGTGTATTAAAAGAAGGTGATCGTTTCACCGTAGCTGACGTTAAGTATGTGACGCCAGCGGGTAAACAAGCCACTAACAAACTTGTGACGTTTGTTGTTCAAGCGGATGCAACTGAAAGTGGTGGCGATATCACCGTGACTGTTCAACCTGAAATGAACTTAACAGGTCCACGTCAAAATGTTGATCGTCTGCCAACAGCAGCTGACGCAGTAACTGTTATTGCAGATGCTTCCGGTAAGGTAACTTACAACTATGCAGTGAATCCAAATTCATTCTCAGTTGTTGGTTTACGTATGCCTGGAATTGATGGCGCTGAAAATGGTTCTGCACAAGACAATGATTCTCAAATGTCTGTTCGTGTTGTGAAGCAAGGTAATATCCAGTCTTCAACTAACCGTTTCCGTGTTGACATTCTGCCTGCGATTGCAGCGTTTGCTGATTATGGTGTGACCATATTGAGCTAATGGCTAATTGGATAGGGGTCTTTTGACCCCGTCCATCTTTGGAGGGATGCAATGGCCATTACGACGGTTAAAGATTTAATCTTTCGTGCGTATCGCGATGCCGGTATTATCGGCGCTGATCGTGATGTGACAGGTTATGAAGCCGATGAAGGTCTAGATCGATTGAATATGCTCATTGCCAATCTCTATTCAAGCAGTATTTATATTCCTTTCTATGAAAGTGTTAAATTTACCTTAAAACCTGATCAGGCTGAATATGTCATTGATCAAGGGACCGCGCCGGATGTAAATCATGCGCCATTAGTTTCGCTTGAATTTTGTACGGTGGAATTAGGCGGCGTTAAATATCCTGTCGAGGTATTAGACTACGCAGACTACTATCAGTTGCCTAAAATTGATTCTACTGCGTCAATTCCATCACAAGTATTACTGTTTAAAACCCCCAACAGTTCAAAGATTATATTTTACTATAAACCTTCTGAAGCATATCCGTGTGAGTTGATTGGCAAGTTTCAAACAGGTGAGTGGACACTCACTACTAAATTGACGAGCCTCGCATTAATCTATCGTCGTTTCTTACAGTTTGCATTGTCGCGTGAATTGAATGCAATTTATCACGTCGAGCAAATGCCAGCATATATTGAAGAAGAGTATCAGCGCATGTTTGCTCGATTGAAGAGCGAATCGCCATTTAACGGTCAATCTTGGCCAAACCAATTTTTCAGAAGCGGTCATTACCGCGAAGACATTCGTAATGGAGGGTGGGGCTCATGAGTATGCGTCAAGTACCTTATCCATTGATCGGGAGTTCCAATCCTGAGATTGTGCCAAAGATTGATTCACAAAGGACCGTGAATTTATATGAGATTAATGACCCCGAAGGAAAAGAGCCGTCAGTGCTGCAAGACATGCCAGGACTCCTTCAGAAAGCGTCTATGGGCGCGGATGACACAGTGGGTTGTCGTGGGATGCTTCAGCATGGTGATTACTTATATGCTGTGTATGGTGATATTTTATATCGTGTGGACAATGGTTTCTTAGTAAGTTCCCTTGGCTCCCCCCTGACAACCAGTACAGGACCGGTACGTTTTTCTGTCAATGAGAATGAAATCCTCTTAGTGGATGCTGTAAAAGGGTATTTGTGGAATTTTACCACCTCAACAGCAACCTTTCCTATTGTGGACCCTGACTTTCCAGCACAACCAATTGACGTCACCAATGTGGATGGATATTTCATCGTGACAGAAGGTGAGAGTAATGACTGGTATTGGTCAGCACTGAATGATGGTCTGAATTGGAATTCTACGGATACTGAAAAGATTATTTCTAAACCTGATCAATGTATCGCAATTGCTACTGTTAATCGTCGGATGTTTATTTTTGGTAAAAACATTACTGAACAATGGTATGACGATCCGGTTGGTACAACACCATTCCAACGTAATAACAACATGCTCTTTGAGTATGGGTGTGCATCACGCGCCTCGGTTGTTGAGAATTACGGGATATTGGTTTTCCTCGCTTCAACTAAGAATGGTGTGGGATCTGTTCGTGTGACAGATGGTGGTCAGCCACAAATTATCAGTACACCGGCCCTCGATAGAATCATTAAGGGGTATGAGATTGATCATGTTGTCAGTGATGCCTCTGGCATGATCTATAAAGAAAATGGTCAGATCTTCTATGAGATCAGCTTTACGACGGCCAATCACACTTGGGTTTATAGTTTTAGTACGAAGAAGTGGTTTGAGCGTGAGTCGCTGCCAGACAAGCGATTCAAAGGTGAGTGTTATGCCAACTTCTTGGGCTCTCACTTTGTGGGTGATTCAGCACAAAACAAACTTTATGAGATGAGTTCTCAATATGCAGACCAAAATGGTGATTCCTACCGTCGTATGCGCATTGGAAAACCATTCTCATTACCGTCTTTAAAAAGTTTCCGAGTCAATCGGTTTGAACTTGATCTGGTTAATGGTGTAGGAACTGCAACTGGTATCACACAAGATCCATTAGTTCGATTAAGCATCTCAAGAGATGGCGGATTAACCTACGGCAATGCATTAGAGGCCTCATTAGGCAAGATGAGCCAATCACTTTATACGAGTGAGTGGTATAGGTT